TCTACACCAGCAGGACTTAAAGCACCTGCTTGTAAAGTAACGCCAAGGATTGCAGTATTTCTAGTTGCATCTTGAAGAATGTCTACATTCTGTGACAATGCATATGCAGTATCTTCACCAAATGGCACAACTTGTGCATTTGAGAAAGGTACGTCAGCAGCAGCTGGATATGCTTCATTTAGTGCAGCACCAAAACTTGCATTCCATGCAGTGAAAGTAGATGTATCTACATCAAGAACAATGTTATTAGCAACGCCGCCATTATTCGGTTCATTACCTGCTCTTGTAGCATTAATGGACAGAATAGTAGCACTACGACCATCAAGCACTGCATAATCACCCCAGACAGATGAACCGCCAGGGAATTGTAGACGTACTTGTTGGCCAACGGTATAACCATGTGTTACTGATAGGTACACTTTACATTGCACTTCACTGGACACATAGGTAACAAAGCGACGACGTGGATAGAATATTGGATCAAATGAAATTCTTCTCCAGAATCCTGCGGTTGATGCAGTCGAGTTCACCAAATTGATATTACCAATAGTGAATGTTGCACCAGAAGCAGTTACCGTGAAGTCCATACCACCAATTTGTGGTTGATTATCCATATTATCAAAACGCACAATATCACCAACGCTTAAACCATGACCAGCAGAGGTAACCACAGCTGGATTAGCCGCGGTCATAGCTGTAAGTGCAGCGCGTGCAGTTTGTGTAAATATTGATGAATCTACATAGAAAAAGCCACTGTTAGCAGCAATTTCATCAGGAACTAAAGCACCAATGGTGGCTTCTTTTGCATAAACCACACCTCGGCCATCAGTCATACCACGTTGGAAATAGAATTCAGCACCGTCATCGTTACCGGCAGCATACATAACTGTTTCGTTATATACGCGCATCCAGTCCCAATCAGAACGTAGTGCTATAGTCTTATTATCGCCATCAGCGGTAAATCTACCTTGTAATATTACAGTATCTAAAGCCATTATATACTCCTTAAGCTAGCGTAGCACGCAGGTTAATGACCCAAAGGTCGTTAGTAATACGTGGCACTTGAGCCATTTTCCAACCTACAGAAGCATTCAGCGCTAATGGACCATCATATATCGGCGGCCTATAGATGAAGCTGGCAGAATAACCGTCCTGCTCAATGATCGCGTATGCTTCCATACCGACACAGAAAATACCAAAGACATCAGCATTGTTAGCAGATGCATTTTGAGTAACTGAACCGATAGAAGAGACCAAGAAGCGAAGGTTACCAATAGAGCCCCATTCTGAACGCAATGCATTCATAGGTGATGGATATTGGTTCTTTTGAATAAATCCAGCTACGTTATCAAGATCTCCAGTCAACTGTGTTGAGCAGAGAGCAAAATACGCATCACGAACCGGTGCAGTACCGAACTTATCTTCACCTTCAATGTTATCCATGATGGTATATGCGTCTGCATCAAGCAGAGTACGTACCACTGTATCCACATCAGATCTAGATATTTCTGTGGGCATATCCGGAAACTATTACTTTGTTGACCTGTAAGGCTTTTTATGCTATTTTGATATCATGAAAAGCAAAATTAACACCTTCGATATTGCATATCTTGCTGGCTATCTTGATGGAGATGGGTGCTTTTATATTGGTAAAGAGAAATGCAAGCGTAGGCTTAATCAAAAATCTATTACCAGTATTGTGATCACCTCGGTTAATAAATCTACCCTTGATACATTTAAAAAAATGCATGGTGGTTCGATTCATTGTTGCTCCCCTTCGCGAGGCAACCAAAAAAGTCTCTATCAATTTGTTACTAAAAAACGAGATTCTATCGATTTGGTGCATAAAATATTGCCGTATCTTGTTGAGAAAGTTGATGAAGCTAAATTGTTTCTTCAATTTGCTAATTCTACTGACGTTATTGAACAAAAAGGTTACATATCTCAAATGAAAAGATTGAAAGATGTAGCTAATTTGGTTTCTAAACATCATAAAGAAGAATTTGAGCCATTCAAAAATACAGTTAAACCAACCTTTAATGATTTTGCCTATCTTGCAGGATTCATTGATGCTGAATGTTGCTTGAGTATAGGTAAATATAAACCCAGAAATAAACAACCTAACCACACTTACAAGATTCTGCTTCAATGTAATAACACTAAAGCGCCAGTTTTTAAGTGGCTCCTTGAAAGATTTGGTGGTGGCATCACATTTATTAATAGGGTTAATAATCTTAAAGGAAGAAAAAACCAATTTAAATGGTACATTTCTCAAAGAGTTCTTTCTAAGATACTTCCAAATATTCATCCGTTTCTTAGACATAAAAAGCCAGTGTGTGAGGAACTTATTAAATTCTATAACACAACCCTTACTAACGGCGGAGCACGACACACAGAGGATTTTAGAACCCACTATGAAAGTGTTCTTAAAGTTAGAGAGGAAATTGTATCTAAAGTTCATAAGTTAAACCTCAAAGGTGTTAAACATACAGGCGGGTAGTCATTTCTGCTACCTCTCATACTTATCGCATGAGACTCGACTATCGCATCACCTTTCAGGATTACCCTGTTAGGCGTCTCTGGGCTTAGTCTGTCAGGCTGCACGGTTTCCCTGCTTGCCCCTTGTTGCCGGTTAGATTTCTCCACTTCGGGTTCCAAGTCAATCACCAAAGATTTTTTAACGGCAATATCCCAACTACCGTTAACTCCGCCAACACAGTTAATGAAACCTGCGGTCGCTGCCAGCATGTTTCTTGTTAACACGTCTTCTGTTTGCATAACGGAGTGAAACACCAAGTCTAGCCGCTGCTTCATTCAAGACAGGGTCTTGATTTTGGAGCGTGACTTGTTCGTTCAATTGTATGTATTGGCCATAAAATTGAATTTGCGCATCTATGTCCACAGCTGTTAATTGCACTGCTGGCGGCGTTACACCAGTATTACCCAAAGGCACTAAGGCTGTAGGTAGTGGATTATATCTACGCATTCTTAGAAAGCGGCCACCATTTCTCGGCATATTTTTCTTCATAGCCGGGATTTGATGGATCATATTTGGCACAGGCACTGCTAAAAGTTTTTGACTAAAACTTTGTTGCACTGGAGCTGGCAAAATACTGGTTGTTGTTATAGGCATAAAGTTTCCTTAAGTATATATAGTTAACATACCTAAGCTGGACGAGTGCTTAATAAACCGAAGTTTATATTCAGTCCATGAGCTGGCGATGGCTCGGTACAGCCTTGAGCTGGCGATGGCTCGATACGGCCAACAGCATTAAAACGCTTTTCAAAACAATATGCAAGTGATATAGTAAGCATGCTTCGTACATATAAAGAACAGCTACTTCTTATTGTCAGGGAGTAGCTGTTTTCACTATAAAGATAGTTTAATCTCTTGGCTGTTTCATATAATGTTGCATCTCTCTCCATACTTGTTTTCTACGATCATCGGTCATTGCTTCTCCAAAAGCTGAAGAGGTTGAGACGGCAGAATCACCTTTTTGTGGAGCTATGCTTTGTAGTGGTCGTGGCTTATTAGCATTCTCTTGAGCTTGATTGCGTTCATCACTATAGATATCGACTTCATAAATACCCATAGACTTTATAGCTTCATAGGCTGCTGCTGCTTGGCTGTAAGTATCGGGTACTTGTCCTATAGCGGCTGCAATGGTCGCATTCTTCTCTTTGAGCTTAGCTATAGTAGATTCATTGACTACCTTATCAAAGTCAGGATAGTTTGATTTAAGACGATATTCAGCAGACATGCGCTGCATCTCTTTCTTTGTTTCACTCAATTGCTGATCTACATAACTACGCTCAACAAGATCATCAGGCGCATAGGCATCTTGCTGCTTCTTCTTCTCATCTTCTATACGTTTGATTCTTGCTTGGAGCTCTCGGTTTTCATATTCAAGTCGCTCTTTGGCAGTTCTAAGGTTTCTGAAATCCTGACTGTACTCTCTCTCTGGAGCAGGTGGTGCAGGTTGTGTCGACGTCTGTGATACTTGAGTGGTTTCTTGCTCATGAGATTGGTCCTGATTTACTACTTGATTTTCATCCATACTTATCCTTCTATTATTAGTGATTCTTTGTTTAACAATGCAGCTCTTTTATCTAAGGTTCCGTCATAGTACTCAAGTACGAATTTTAAGAGCTCTCTCTCCTCGGGAACTATTTGAAGTGCATTAAGTTTGAAAACTACGCATGTTTGGTTATCTGGTACTACCCATAAGAATTCAATAGCATCGTCTGCTCGATGATATTTGTAGACTGTCTGATCAAAGGTGGGTGTAGGGCATGAGAGACGCCCTAAGAAGAAAGTTCTGTAAACGTTCTGTAAAAGCCGTTCACGCTTGCGCAATACGACCACGTAGAAATCACCAGGAAATATAGACTTGTGATTATCAACGCATATATGCACATCTTGTTCATACTCTTTATGCATAGCTCTTTCATAATCAACTGGACTTCCTGTATCAGATGGTTTTAGCAATAGATCATAGGCGGCTTTTCCTACCGTACC